CCGATCCCGCCCAGGCCGCCGAGCAAACGGCCGCGGCCTCCCGTGCCGAGGCGCGGGAGCGCAGCAGCCGGGGGCTTGCCGGAACCATCGCGACCTCCGCCCGCGGGCTGCTCGGCGCGCGGACCGAGTTCACCGCGACGCGCAAGTCGCTGCTGGGGGAATGACGCCATGACGCCGGAGGATGTCCTCGCACGCCAGCTGCGCGCCATCGACCGCCGCCGCGCCCACGACGCGCTGTGGCAGGATTGCTACGATCATGTGCTGCCGCCGGCGACCGGCGGACGCGTGGCGTTGTTCGACGCCACCGCGGCGGATGCCGCCGAGCAGCTCGCCGCCTCGCTGCTCGCGGAGCTGACGCCGCCCTGGTCGCGTTGGTTCGGCCTGGCCCCCGCCCGGCCGGTCGAGGGCGACAACCAGGCGGCCATCGCGCTGGAGGATGCGGCCGAGACGCTGCAAGGGCATCTCGACCGCTCCAACTTCGCGCTCGAGATGCACCAGGCCTTCCTCGACCTGGTGGTGGCCGGCACCGGCGTGCTGCTGGTCGAGGAAGCGCCGCTCGGCGAGGCCTCGGCGCTGCGCTTCACCGCAGTGCCGCTGCGCGAGGCGGTGCTGGAGGAAGGCCCCTCCGGCCGGCTCGACACCGTCTATCGCGCCGCGCGGTTGTCCGATGCCGCGCTGCGCGAACGCTACCCGTCCGCGATGCTGCCCCCGGTAGACCAGGACGATGCCGAGGCGGCGCGCCATCGCGTCGTCGAGGCTGTCTGGCCGGATCGGTCGGGCACGCGTTTCATGGCGATCGCGGCGACCGATGCCGGGCCGGTGGTGCTGGCCGAGGGGCGGTTCTCCGAGAACCCCTTCATCGCCTTCCGCTGGCTGAAGGCGCCCGGCGAGACCTATGGCCGCGGCCCGGTGGCCAAGGCCCTGCCGGACATCCGCACCGCCAACAAGGTGGTCGAGCTGGTGCTGAAGAACGCCTCGATCGCGGCGACGGGGATCTGGCAGGCCGATGATGACGGCGTGCTGAACCCTGCGACGGTGCGGCTGGAACCCGGGGCGATCATCGCGAAGGCGCCCGGCTCGGCCGGGCTGACGCCGCTCGCCGCGCCGGGAAATTTCGACGTGTCGCAGCTGGTGCTGACGGATCTGCGCACCCGCATCCGCGGCGCGTTGCTGGCCGATCGGCTTGGCCCGCAGCGCAAGGACAACATGACCGCGACCGAGGTGCTGGAACGCGCCGCCGAGACGGCGCGGCTGCTGGGTGCGACCTATGGGCGCCTGCAATCGGAGCTGCTGACGCCGCTGATCTCGCGCTGCCTCGCCATCCTGCGCCGCCGCGGCGAGGTGCCGCCGGTGCTGCTCGACGGGCAGGAGGCGGTGCTGCGGTATCGCAGCCCGCTCGCGCAGGTGCAGGGCCGCGCGGATGCCGCGAACACGCTGCTGTTCCTCCAGGCGGTGCGCGCGATGGGGCCCGAGGCCCTCGCGCAGATCGACCTTCCCGCTGCCGCACGCTGGCTCGGCCGGACCCTGTCCGCGCCGGCCGAAATGCTGCTTCCCCCCGCCCAAGCCCCGAAGGAGTGAGCCTCTGATGCCCGAGGACCTGCTGGAGACCGCGCTCGCCGACGCCCCCGCGCCGCAGAAGGGCGCACGGCCCGAGGATGTGCCCGAGAAGTTCTGGGACGCCGAGACCGGCCAGATCCGCGTCGATGCGCTGGTGAAATCCTATCGCGAGCTGGAGAAGCGGCTGTCCCAGCGCATTGCCCCGCCGGGCGATGACGCGCCGGATGAGGAGCGCATCCGCTTCCGCCGCGCCATCGGCGTGCCCGATGGGCCGGATGGCTACGCCATCACGCCGAAGCACGAGCTGTGCTGCGCCGATGACGAGATCAACCAGCGCCTGCACCAGGCCGGCTTCACCGAGCAGCAGGCGCAGCTGGTCTATGACCTCGCCGCCGAGCGCCTGCTGCCGCTGATCGCCGAGGCTGCCGGCCAGTTCGAGGCCGAGCGTCAGATCGAGCGACTGCGCGAGCATTTCGGCGGCGAGGAACGCTTCCGCCGCGTCGCCGCGCAGATCACCGCCTGGGGCCGGTCGAACCTGCCCGCGCCGGTGATGGAGGCGCTGTCCACCACCGCCGAGGGGGTGATGGCGCTGCACCGGATGATGGAGGGCAAGGAGCCGGGCCTCGCGCCCCGCGCCGAGGCCAGCACGGCGACGGACGAGACCGAGCTGCGCGCGATGATGCGTGACCCGCGCTACTGGCGCACGCGGGAGCCGGAATTCGTCCGCCGCGTGACGGATGGGTTCCGTCGCCTAGTGGGCGGCGCATCCTGATCGCGCCATCCGGCGGGGCTTGAGCGCCATCCGGCGTTCGCCCCGGCGGCGGCCCCGCGCTTCGCGCGGTGGCCCGGAGGGGCGGGTGGTGCGCCGCATGCCGGCAGCGCCGCCCGCCCTTTCGCATTTTGCCCGCGCACAACCCGCCACGGGCGCGCGGGCCGTGCCGGCGCCCGGCCCCACGTGGGCAACCGTGCGTTCCGGCGCTTTCCCTCAACACCACGATTGAAAGGGTCCCCCGCATGTCGGGCACCATCGAGCAGGCCTTCGTCAAGCAGTTCGAAGCCGAGGTCGCCGAGGCCTATCAGCGCCAGGGCAGCAAGCTGCGCCCCACCATCCGTTCCAAGACCGGCGTGAAGGGTGCGAGCACCATCTTCCCGCGCGTCGGCAAGGGCACCGCGGCGGCCAAGGCGCGCAACGGCGTCGTGCCGGTGATGAACCTTGAGTACTCGAATGCCGAGTGCTTCCTGCAGGACTACTATGCCGGCGAGTGGATCGACCGCCTCGACGAGATCAAGTCGAACATCGACGAGCGCACGGTCATCGCCAATGCCGGCGCCTATGCGCTCGGCCGCAAGACGGATGAGCTGATCGTCGCCGCGCTCGACACCGCGACGGCCGAGGCGGTGGGCACCGGCACCGGCCTGACCGACACCGACGGGCTGACCAAGCAGAAGGTGCTGATGGCCTTCGAGATGCTGGGCGGCGCCGATGTTCCCGATGACGGCAACCGCTTCGCGGTGGTCGGCTGGAAGCAGTGGAGCGAGCTGCTGCAGATCGAGGAATTCGCGAAGTCCGACTATGTCGGCGACGACGCGCTGCCGTGGAAGGGCACGCAGGCGAAGCGCTGGCTGGGCGCGCTGTGGATGCCGCATTCCGGCCTGACGAAGGCGGGCGTGCTGCGCTACTGCTACTTCTACCACAAGACCGCGCTCGGCCATGCCGTGGCGTCCGAGGTGGTGACGGACATCACCTGGCACGGCGACCGCGCCGCGCATTTCGTCAACAACATGATGTCGCAGGGGGCGGTGATGATCGACCCGACCGGCGTCGTGCGGATGCGCGCCAAGGAATGACGTGCGGATGCGAGCCAAGGAATAGCGTGCGGATGCGCGCGAAGGCGTGAAGGTTGGGGGGAGATGAGCTCCCCCCAAACCCTCCTCCTTTTTCTGGCTGTTGGAGACTGACCTCCGACGTCAGTTCCCAATGAACAAAGGAAGGAGGGGGATCGGGGGAGTTCTCTCCCCCGACCTTTTCTTCATCACCGACAAATTCAGGAGAATCCCCCGATGGCGCTCTCCGCCCTCGCGCTCTGCTCGCGCGCGTTGCTCAAGATCGGCGCGCAGCCGGTTGCCTCGCTGGACGAGGGCACGGCCGAGGCCGAGGTCGCGGCCAATCTCTATCCGGGCACTCGCGATGCGCTGCTGTCGTCCTTTCCGTGGTCCTTCGCGACCGCGCAGGCGGCGCTGGCGCGGCTGGCTGCCGTGCCGCGTGCGGACTACGCGCATGCCTTCCAGCTTCCGGCGGGTTTCCTGCGCGCGCTGTCGGCCGGCACCGCAGGCCGGGCGCGCGGCATCGTCTACCGGCTGCAGGAGGATCGGCTGTTCACCGATGCGGAGCAGGTCGCGCTGACCTATGTTTTCCGGCCGGATGAGAGCGGCTTCCCGCCCTTCTTCGCGAGTGCGTTGGTTGCGCGACTGACCGCCGAGTTCTGCATCCCGCTGACCGAGAACAGCAGCCGGGCGGAGATGCTCTATCGCCTGGCCGAGGCCGAGCTGCGCGTCGCGCGCCAGGCCGACAGTCAGCAGGCGAGCGCGCGCGTGCTCGAGAATTTTCCGCTCATCAGCGTGCGGGGCTGACCCATGCCAGCGGTCAAGCGTGCCAAGACGAGCTTCGCCGCGGGGGAGCTTGCGCCCGAGTTGCTCGGTCGCGGCGATCTGCGCGCCTTCGAGAATGGGGCGCGGCGCCTGCGCAATGTGTTCATCCAGCCGACCGGCGGTGTCGCGCGCCGGCCCGGCCTGCGCCATGTGATGCCGCTGTCGGGACCGGCGCGGCTCATTCCCTTCGAGTTCAACACCGAGCAGACCTACCTCGTCGTGCTGACCAACGGCCTGCTGCGCGTTCATCAGGGCGATGCCGTGGTGGCGGTGCTGGCGGGTCCGTGGTCCGATTGGATGCTGCCGCAGATCGGCTTCACGCAGAATGCCGACACGCTGCTGCTGACGCATCCGGCGATGCGCCCGCAGCGCGTGACGCGCACGGCGTCGGGCTGGACCATCGCGGCCTGGTCCTTCACCAACGAGCCCTATTTCCGCTTCGCCGGTGCCGGCGCGACGCTGATGACGAGCGGGGTCTCCGGCAATGTGGTGGTCACCTCGAATGTGATCGTCTTCGATGCCGGGCATATCGGTGCGCGACTGCGCATCGGCGGCAAGCGGCTGGTCATCGGCACCGTGATCAACGGTGCGCAGGTGGCGGCGACGGTTGAGGAGACCCTGTCGGGCACCGATGCCACCGCCGATTGGGATGAATCCGCCTTCAGCGGCGCGCATGGCTGGCCGGTGACCTGCTGCTTCCACCAGGACCGCCTGGTGATCGGCGGGTCGCGTGACCTGCCGAACCGGTTGTGGCTGTCGCGCACGGGCGATCTGTTCAACTTCGATGCCGGCACCGGCCTCGACGACCAGGCGATCGAATTCGGCCTGCTGTCGGATCAGGTGAATGCCATCCGCGGCCTGTTCTCCGGGCGCCACCTGCAGGTGTTCACCTCCGGGGCGGAGTGGATGGTGACGGGTGATCCGCTGACGCCGGCCAACATCCAGCTCAACCGGCAGACCCGCGTGGGCTCGCCGGTGGATCGGCTCGTGCAGCCGGTGGATGTCGATGGGTCGACCGTGTTCGTCTCGCGCAGCGGCAAGGGCGTGCACGAATTCGCCTACACCGATGTCAGCCAGGTCTATCAGGCGAACGACCTGGCGATCCTGGCGCGGCACCTTGTGAACGGACCGGTCTCCATGGCCTACGACCAGGGCGCGCGGCTGCTGCACATGGTCATGGCCGATGGCTCGCTCGGCACGCTGACGATCTATCGCGCCGAGCAGGTGACGGCCTGGACCCGGCAGGAGACCGCCGGCGCCTTCCGTGCCGTGGCCGAGACCGAGGGCACCATCTGGGCGTTGACCGAACGTGCCGGCGCGTATGCGCTGGAGCGGTTCGAGACGGGCCTCGCCCTCGATGCGGCGCTCACCGGCGAAGCCGCAACGCCGCAGGATGAATGGAGCGGCCTGGCGCATCTCGAGGGCCGTGCCGTCGGCGTTCTGGCCGATGGGGCCCCGCGCGCGGCGGAGACGGTCGCGGGCGGCGCGGTGCTGCTCGACCCGCCGGCGGCGGCGGTGCAGGTCGGCCTCGCATTCAGGCACGAGATCGAGCCGTTGCCGCCGGACCTGATTGGCGCCGGCGGCGCGGCGACCGGGCCGCTGCGGCTGGTCGCCGCGACCTTCCGGCTGCTGGAGACTGCGGCCTTGTCGGTCGATCTCGGTCGCGGGCCGGAAGCGGTGCCGTTCCGCCGGCTCGATGCCGTGCGGCTCGATGCCGCGCCAGCGCCGTTCACCGGCGATGTCACGCTGCGCGGCCTCGGATGGCGGCGCGACCGGCTGCGCCCGGTCTGGCGCATCGAGGGCGATGCGCCACTGCCGATGACGCTGCTTTCCGTCACCACCGAGATCAGGATGACCGACTGATGGCTCAGCTCGCCACGATTGCCTCGCTCGCCGGCACCGGTCTCGCCGTCTATGGCCAGGTCCGCCAGGGCCAGCAGCAGAAGGCCACGAACCGGGCGCAGGAGGAGAACCTGCGCCAGCAACAGACGGCCCAGCAGGACCAGGCCGCCGTGCAATCGGCGGTCAACGAACGCGAACGTCAGGACAGGCTCGCCCGCACCGTGGCATCCGCCCGCGCGCGGGCGGCGGCCGGCGGTGTCGCGCCCGATGAAGGTTCGGCCGCCGTCTTGACGACCGGCCTTCGCAGCGATGCCGCCAAGGACAGCGCGGCGGATGCCTCGGTGATGTCGTCCCGGCTTGCCGCCGGCCGGCGATCGCTGCTGGCCTCCGACGGCAGCCTGAACAGCTTCCTGCGCGCCGGGCAGACCCTCGGCGGTGCCGTGCGCAGCCTGTTGGAGTGACGCCGGCCTGGCCCTTCGCCACGGCCGGCGCAAGCCGACAGCCCGCGCATCCCGATGCGAGGCCCGGGGCGTCGCCGCAGGGCGATCGCTGAGCCGCGCTTCACCGCCCCACCCCAGGACACCGAGGACCACCCATGGCCGAACACATCACGATCGGCGATGTCGCGCCGCGCGTGCAGTATGTCGCTGACGGCGTGCTGGCCGCCTTCGCCTTTCCCTTCCCGATCTTCGAGGAGGCGGATCTGGAGATCCGTCTCGACGGCGCGGTGCTGGCGGGTGGCGTCACCATCGCGGGCGCCGGCCATTCCGGCGGCGGCAGCGTCACCTTCAGCGAGCCGCCGGAGAACGGCACGCGCATCACGCTGCGCCGCCGGCTCAGGATCGCCCGCGCGACCGATTTCCAGGACAATGGAATCCTGCGCGCGCGCACGCTGAACGACGAGCTGGACTATCAGGTCGCCGCCATCCAGCAGGTCGCCGACGACGTATCCGGCGCCATGCGCCTTGACCCGGCCGATGCCGGCTCGCTCGTGCTGCCGCTGCGCGGGGCGCGGGCCAACCGCGTACTCGGCTTCGACGGGTCGGGCGACATCGCGCTGTTCGATCGCGACACGGGCATGCTCGGCGTGCCGTTCGCCGGAAGCGTGCCGCGCAGTGTCGAGGACAAGCTGGCCGAACGGCTGTCGGCGCGCGATTTCGGCGCGGTCGGCGATGGTGTGACCGATGATGGTCCGGCGCTGGCCGCGGCGATGGCCGCCGCGGCGGCGTCGGGGCAGGTGCTCGAGATCGGCGAAGGCACCTACCGCACGACACAGCCGCTGCTGCTCGGCGGCGGCGCAGCGGGGCTGAGCATGCGCGGCGCGATCCTGTATGCCGGGCCGGCCGGGCAGGCGGCACTGACCATCGGCGACGGCGCGGCGGTGCGCAACGCCGCCAAGCTGTATGAAGGGCTGCGCGTGCTGCGCGCCACGCTGTCGGATTGGCTGAACGAGGCCGATATCGGCCTCGTGCTGCGCAACCTCGATGCCTCGATGGTCGAGATCCGCCAGGTCGAAGGCTTCACCATCGGCATCCGCACGCAGGGCGTCGAGCGCGGCTTCGAGGACAGTACGCTGATCCTCGGCCGCATCGTGAACAACCGCATCGGCCTCGACCTGCGGACCGAGACGGCCGGCGCGTGGAACACCTCGGTGCGCTACTATGGCGGCCACTTCGCCATCGGCAGCACCGTGCACACCGACAAGGACCGCTTCGGCGTGCGGATCTCGGCCGCCCCCGGCGCCTATGTCGCCCACAACCGCCACCTGTTCGACGGGCCGGGCTTCGAGTTGCAGGCGGAAGGTCGCCCGATCAGCGGCATCCCGTTCCTGGTCGAGGTCAACAGCCGGTCGGTCTGGGCTCGCGGATTGCGGATGGAAGGGTGCAGCCCCTTCGTCGCGCGCCACACGGCGGGCGCGCAGGATCACATCTACGAAGTCGCCTGGGCGAGCCAGGCCTATCTGGTCGGCGTCGACTACACGGCCACCGCGACACGCACCGGTGCGGTGGTGCGCGCCTGCCACCAGGCGGCGGCGTTCCGCGAGGCGTCGCGCGAAGTCGGTGGGGTGGCGAACCTCCGTGCCGCGCGCATCCGCTGGTCGAATGCGGAGTGGGGCTTCGAGAAACTTGCCTGCATGTCCTCGAATGTCGGTGGCGCGCCGTCGACCTTGTCAGACTTTGCCCTGCCGGCACTCGATTCCTACGGCTTCACCGACAATGGCGTGGTGCTGACCGGCGGGCGCGGGCTTGGCTTCGTGGTCGATGCGCGCGGCTGTCGGGACTTCGCGCTGGCGGTCGATGCCGATGCGCCGCGGCTGGCGGTGATGTGCTTCGACGCCAGCCGCAATCTGCTGTCGGACAGTGGCACGCCGCTGGTGCGCGCCTCGGGCCAGTCCCTGGTGTGGAACGCGGATGCGCGGTGGTGGCAGGGCACCGCCGACATGACCGACGGTTCGCTTACGCGTCCGCAGGTCGTGCATCTGGAGCCGCAGGTGGCCTACGCCATCATCGGCCTGGTGCGGATCGGCGTGGACTATGAGGTGCGGGCGATGCGCCTGTGCTGCGACCCGCTGTTCGCACCGCCCCTGCTGTATGGCCAGCCGGGCCTGCCGCACGGCACGCGCGAATTGGTGGCGGAGGCGGCGTGGGATCCGCCGTCGATCGCGGCCGGCGGCTCTGTGCAGCTCAGTGTTCCGCTGGCGGGGGCGCGGCCGGGGGATTTCGCCTCGGCGGCCTTTTCGCTGGCGACCTCCGGCATCGTGTTCTTCGCCCAGGTCGGTGCGACGGATGTGGTGTCCGTCACCGCCTGGAACCGCACCGGTGCCGCGATCGACCTCGGCGCGGGCATGGTGCGGGCGCGCGTGGTGAAGGCATGACGGGCCGGCGCGCGAGCGCGCCACGCGGGCCCGACCTGCGCGCGGCGATGGAGGTCGTGGCCGAGGAGTATTTCCGCTTCCTGCAGGGCGGGCCCGATCCGGGCACCGGCGACGACACCAAGGCCTTCACCGCGCATCACGCGGCATGCCGCGCGGCGCTGGCCCATCTGGAATACCTGCTCAAGCTTGCCCGCACCATGGGAGACCCCGACGCGGGGGTGGAGGAGGCGACGACCTTCCTGATCGAGGCCCGCGAGGCCCTGGCCGCATTCGACGAGGAGGCGATTCATGGCGAGGAGGAGCATTGCTGACGCAGGCTTCCTCGAATTCACCTGGGTCTGGAACCGACGGCACCACAACGACACGCCGTCGGTCCATCGCCGCATCGCGCGCTGGCTCGAGGCGCGCGATGCGGCCGGCGAACGCCGCCTGTTGCTGATGGCGTTCCGCGGCTGCGGCAAATCCACGCTGGTCGGGCTGTGGTGCGCCTGGCTGCTCGCACGCCGCCCACAGACGCGCATCCTGGTGCTCGCCGCCGACGCCTCGCTGGCGGTCAAGATGGTCGCCAGCGTGCGGCGCATCATCGAACGCCATCCGTTGTGCCGGCACCTGTTGCCGGATGCCCCGGATGTCTGGGCATCGGATCGCTTCACCGTGGCGCGCGACGGCGCGTTGCGCGATCCGTCGATGATGGCGCAGGGCATCGGCGGGAATGTCACCGGCAGCCGTGCCGAGGTGATCGTCTGCGACGATGTCGAGGTCGCCGGCAATTGCGATACGCCGGGCAAGCGTGCGGACCTGCGTGAACGCCTCGCGGAGGCGGAGTTCATCCTGGTGCCGGATGGCACCATCCTGTTCGTCGGCACGCCGCATTGCGAGGACAGCCTGTATCGGTCCCCGGCGGAGGAAGGCGCATACCTGCGCGGCTATCGCCGCCTCGCCGTGCCGGTGATGAACGCGGCGGGTGCCTCGGCCTGGCCGGAGCGCTTCTCGCGCGAGGCGGTGGCGGCGCTGCGGGACCGCGTTGGCCCGTTGCAGTTCCAGCGGCAGATGATGCTCCAGCCGGTCGCGTCCAGCGCGGTGCGGCTCGATCCCGCGGCGATCGTCCGCTACGGCGAGGAGCCTGCGTACCGCGAGGCGCAGGGGCGTGGGGTTCTGACGCTGATGGGGCGCCGCCTGGTCTCGGGCGGTGCTTTCTGGGATCCGGCGTATGGGCGGCCGGGGGAGGGCGATGCGTCGGTGCTGGCCTGCACCTATGGCGATGCGGAGGGTCATCACTTCCTCCATCGCCTGGCCTATCTGACGCATGATCCGGAGGCCGCCGACGACCCCGCCACGCAGCAATGCCGGGCGGTCGCCGCCGTCCTCGGCGCGTTGTTGCTGCCCTCGGTGCGGGTCGAGACGAACGGGCTCGGCCGCTTCCTGCCCGCGCTGTTGCGGCGGGAACTGGCGCGGGCGGGCGTGGCCTGCGCCGTGGTCGAGCACGCCAGCACGCGGGCCAAGGCGGACCGTATCCTGGCAGCCCTCGAACCAGCGTTGGCGGCGCGCCGCCTGCATGCGCATGAGAGCGTCTTCCGCTCGCCCTTCCCGGGCGAGATGGCGGAATGGCGCCCTGGTGCCGCTGGCGTGCGGGATGACGCGCTCGATGCCGTGGCGGGCTGCCTGCTGTCCGAACCTGTTCGCCTCGTCGCCGGCGCGCGCCCGCTACGCCGCCCCGACTGGCGCGGCTGATGGTTCCCGCCCATCGCGCCAACGCCCCCTGGTGACAGACAGAAAAAGGAGGGGGACCGGGGGAGTTCTCTCCCCCGGCCTTCGAGGCGCGACCTGCCCTAGGCCGCGCGTCGCTTCAAAATCTCGAGTTCATGCCGTGCGACGCCGGCATCCGTGATCTCGAACCGCCCATCCGCGCGCGGCTGGGCCAGCCCCATGCCGGTCAGCCGGTTCAGGCAGGGCCCGTCCTTGAGACCGGGCGGGCGGCCGTGCGGCCCCACCAGTGTCAACCGGTGGAGAGCCGAACGGCAGCAGGTCTCAAGATAAGGCTCGTTCCACATCGCGGCGTCGGACCTTCCGGGGGCAACCAGCTCCAGGGTGGGCCGGCGCCGCTTCCCGTTCAAGGCTTCAGCAGAAGGCAGGCGATAGAATGCCGATCCAGATCGAACCCCTATGGTGGATCACGGCCGTGGAGGCGCCCGTCGTGGCGGCGCTGTTCTGGATGATCCACGGCCTGCGTCGCGACACGCATGAACGCATCGAGCGTGGCGACCAGCGCGATTCGGATGCGCTGAGCCGGACGCGCGACGAGCTCGCGCAGTTCAAGATCGAGGTGGCGCGGACCTATGTGCCGCTGTCGCTGATCCGGGACCTCGACCGCCGGATCTCCGACCACCTGATCCGCATCGAGGAGAAGCTCGAGGAAGTCTCGCGCGCCGGCATCGCCGTCGCGCAGGC